GTGCCATCTTCTGGCAGAATAGGTTTTTAACAGATAAACAAAATAAATAAAATGAATAAGACAAACCGTATTGTAAAAGCAATTAGCGCTAGTGGTGGCCGTTTTTTCGGCCTCACTACTCAACAAGGTGAAACACTCAACGCACAATTTGTGCGCGAGACTCCCAAGTATGTGGTAGTTCGAGATCGAAATGCCAAGGAGACTCGAAAGTTTGCCAAGACGAGCCTCAAAACGCTCTCAATGGGTAAAACCAAGATCTAAGATCTAATATCTAGGGCGGTAGAAATACCGCCCTTTTTGTGTATAATGATATTATGGCAGTTAAAAATAAACAAGTTAAATTAAATAATTATTCTGTTGTAGATACCAATCCATCTGAAAATTCTTTAGATATTTCAGAATTTGAAAAAGATATTGTTAACAAATATATTAATGATATATTCCCAGGCACTGGAGATGATATTGAACTAGCAAAGATCTCTTCTAATTTTTTTTATGATAGTTATAGCATAGTAACTAACAACAAAAAGTTTTTAATAAAGATTAGCCTAGATCCAGATAATGAAAAATTATCTATAGAAAAAAATAGTCTAGAATGTATTTCTGATTTTGTAAGCCCCCAAGTCATTTCCTACCATAAAGACTATATGTATGGTGTAGAGTTTCTATTAACAACTTGGGAGAATGGAGAAAGTTTTGAAATATTTGGTATTGATGATTTTATTTATAATTTAGGTACTTTTTGCGCTGTGGCGGACGGTGTCCACGAAAGCAAAAACGAAGATGCTATAGATTTTAAAAATAATTTTTTGCGAAACGAATCTGTATTATCTCTTTTTGAAACAATAGATGATAAAGAATTATTGATTTTTGAAAAGTTGGTGGATTTAAATATACAAGATGTAGAAAAGATATTTTTAAAAATTAAAGATGATTACCTACCACAGTATATAGAAGATATACCTGTTTTGTGTCATGGGAATATCAAGCCATCTAATATTTTATATTTAGAAGGCTATATAAAGCTCATTAATTTTGAATTTTCATTTAAATGTGATCTGTATTACAGCCTCTTTAAAACTGTTACCGATTTATACTTATATCATAATGAAAAAACCGTAAAAGAGTTTTTAGTAAAATATCACAACGCGTCTAGGATATTAGGGGATTTAAACTTTAATGAATTTTTTAGTAACTACGAAAAAAAGAAAAAAATTAACACAATACTATTATTCCAAGATCTATTACATAAGATTTTATTTCACTTTATAGCTTATGGTGCTTATTATAATTCGCAATATCTAGTCAAATATATGAATATATATTTAAATTTAAAACCAACTATCGAAGAGGTTTTCCCAGAATATATAAAATCTTTCGATAAACTATTCTTTACTGTAATGCCTACTGTCAAAACTTATGATATGGAGGAATTAAATATAATTAAAAATATGTAATTATATTTTTGGGTTATGGAATTTATTGTTTTTGGTCATATAATAGCCTAAATGAAACAATACGATATTTACAAACCAAACTCCTTTAATACGGGATGCGCATTTTCTTTTAAAATTATAGAACAAGATAAAGAAGGTAATAAAACCAAACCTTCTATTCTCGTACAATCCATCAAACAAGCATCATGGAATGATAAAACTAGGAATGGGTCTTTTAGTGCCAACGCAAAAGATCCAGAGAAAAATATTTATTTTAAATTAAGCGAAAATGAAGTTGGGGGGATGTTAAATGCTATCGAAAACTACGGTGAGTTTTCCGCATTCCATAGTTATAACGATGATAAAACTATAATTTCATTCAAACCTTATACAAAGAAGGATGGTAAAAAAGCTTTCTCATTAAGCGTTGTAAAAAATTCTACATTAAAATTTGGGATGGGAATGGAACTAGGCGAAGCTAGAACACTTAAAGGTTTATTTGACCTGTTTTTGTTTAAGTATTTTAATTATTAATGAAAAAAAAGATACTATTTCACTCAAACGGAGCTAAGGCGTTTACTGGCTTCGGGAAAAATGCAAAGAATATACTTCGCTATCTTTATTCAACAAACAAATATGAATTGATTGAGTTTGCGAATGGCACTCAATGGGATGATCCATCCTTAAAAACTAGACCGTGGGAAGCGCAGGGATCTCTCAGCAATAATCCATTAACATTAATGGAGCTAAACAAAGACCCTCAAAAAGCTCGCAACGCGAGTTATGGTGCAGGAACAATAGACCAAGCTATAGAGAGGTATAAGCCAGACATATATATAGGGGTAGAGGATATTTGGGCTTTTGGCGGTTTCTGGGAAAAACCGTGGTGGAACAAGATCAACAATATGATTTGGACTACCCTAGATAGTCAACCAATCTTAGCGCAAGCTATCGAGGCCGCAAGCAAAACAAAAAATTTCTACGTATGGTCTTCTTTTGCAGAAAAAGATTTAAAAGAAATGGGTCACGATCACGTTGATACTTTACATGGCACAGTAAATACAGAGGATTTTTACAAACATAGTGAATCAAAACGTAAAGAGCTTAGGAGTAAATTTAACTTATCCGATGAATTTATTATTGGTTTTGTTTTCCGAAACCAACTCAGGAAAAGCGTACCTAATCTATTGGAGGGATTCAAAATATTTAAAAAAGATTGTCCTAAAGCCAAATTACTGCTGCACACCCATTGGTCGGAGGGTTGGGATATACCTTCTCTTATAAAAGAAAAGTCTATCGACCCAAATGATATTCTTACTACTTATTTTTGTTCTGCTTGTGGCCGATATGAAGTAAAACCTTTTACTGGGCAAGAGCAACAATGCAGATTTTGCGGAACCGAGAAATCTCTTAATACCACTAACGTCAAAGCTGGAGTTGATGAATCTCAGCTTAATGAAATTTACAACCTAATGGATGTTTATTGCCATCCATTTACTAGTGGAGGTATGGAGATACCTATTTTTGAAGCTAAGATGACAGAACTGGTTACCCTTGTTACTAATTATTCTTGCGGCGAAGATTCTTCTAGTCAATCTTGCGGTAGCTTCGCTCTTGATTGGTCTGAATACAGAGAGCCAGGAACACAATTTATTAAAGCCTCAACTTATCCATCAAGCATAGCGAAACAGTTAAAAAAAGTTTGGCGAATGAGTGAAACTAAGGTCCGCGAAATGGGTAAAATAGGTAGAGAGTGGACCATAAACAACTACTCCACAACTGCTGTTGGTAAAAAACTAGAATCGATACTTGATACTATGCCCAGTATTGATTACGACTTCGACATAAACGAAAAAGAAAAGAGAATTGAATTAAAAGATTTTCTTGATGATGGTGAACGTATTGCTGTTATTATGCCAGAGTCTGCGGGAGATGTTTTATGGATTAATTCACTAATGGATAATATGAAAAAATTATATCCAGAATTTGATATTTACGTCTTTACAAATCCTAAGTTTTTTGATTATATTGAAGATCACCCAGCGGTACACAAAGTGTTGCCGTATACAAAAGATATTGATAATTTATATATTTTAGAGGGTCAAGGTAAATACAAAGGGCTATTCGATATGGCTTTTTTACCCCACGTTGGGACTCAAAAAATAGCGACTTACTCGCATAACGGCAAAGACAAAACACAATTAGAGTTATATGAAAATTAAAATACCCATATCAATCGGAGAACTGGTTGACAAATTAACTATTCTTGAAATTAAGAAACAGAAAATCTCTGACCCAAAAAAGTTAAAAAATATTAAAACCGAGTATGATGAATTGAAAAAATTCTATGAAGAAATCTCTTTAAACAGCGAGGTGGTTGATAATTTGTTAGAGTTGATAGCTCTCAAAGCCGACCTATTTGAAGTAAATAGATCTTTATGGGTTATAGAGGATAACATTAGAGAAAAAGAAAGACTTAAAGACTTTGGTCCAGATTTTGTTAGATTAGCTAGAGATGTTTATCATGCTAATGATATTAGGTTTTCTTGTAAAAATGAAATAAATATTTTATTTAACTCACACATTAGAGAAGAAAAATCATATGAGTCATATAGCTGAAGTTTACGCAAAAGATTTGGGTGTTAAAATTGGTCGCCCATACATAAATGATCATTTTTTTCCAGGGCTTCCCGATAAATATATCACTTTACAATCCCCAAACAAGATGCCTGCATCTATGTATAAATACTGGGATATCGTATTAAAGTTAATTAAACCTTATTTACAAAATGAGGGAATTAAAATCGTACAAATTGGAGGTCCAGAAGAGCAAGAAGTACAAGGTATAGATCGATCTTTTTTAGGGTCTAGCTACAAGCAAATGAATCATATTATCAAAAAAGCCTTAACTCATGTCGGCTGCGATAGTTTGCCTGGCCACATAGCTTCTGCTTATGATGTTCCTTCTGTCGTTCTACACTTTAACCTATATCCAGAAAATTCAAAACCCATTTGGCATAAAAAAAATAAATCTATTAGTATTTCTCCAGATTTTTCTGAAGTAAAACCATCTTACAGTACAGGATGCGACAGGATAAATGAAATTAAGCCAGAAACAATCGCTCAAAATATTTTAAATCAATTAAATATTCCAAATAAAATAAAATTTAAAACCATTCAAATAGGCAAACATTTTCATAATGATTGCGTAGAGATTGTCCCAAACTTTTTCGGATTTTCCCAGAAATTACACGGTAAACCTGTAAACATTAGAGGGGATATCCATTTTGATATTAATAATATTATTAGCTGGTGTCAGTCTTGTATTGTTAATTTATACACTGATCAACAATTTGACGTCAAGATTATAGATTCTTTGACTAATATAAAACAAATAATTTTTAAATATAAAAAACATCACAATGATATAGATTTAAATAGTTTTTTTACATTTGTTAAAAGTAAAAATATCCGACTTTTGATTGTATGTGAGGACGAGAAAAACATCTCCGACATAAGATTCAAATATTTTGATTTCGATGTTATAGAAGATATTAAACCAGAAAAAGAAATAAAGAGTGAAAAATTCTTTTCAAAAAAAATATTTATATCTAACGCAGAAACATATCCTTCAGAATTCTCTGCAAATAGACTTGACAAGTCTCATAATTTTATATACGATGACATTTCATCTAAAGAATTAGAAAGTTTATACCTATATGAAGAAAAATAAATTATTTGGCCCAGATATCTGGAAGCGCGACGAACACGGACTCCTTGAGTCCGTTGCATATGCATTTAACGAGGATGGCTCCGTAAATTGGCGAGCCATGATTAGCCCAGAACATTTATACCCAAACAAAGATCACTTTGAAATACGCAAGATGCCAGTCCCAGAATCTACGGAAGGGCTAGAGGATAACCAGCTTCTTATTAAGCTGGGAGGAATTAAAGAGTTAGCTAAACTTCGAGGTATCAGGAGCGTAGGGTACAATGTAGAAGAAAGTTCTGATGAACGATCAGTTGTTCGTTGTATTATTGATTTTGTTCCTAATTATGAAAACCCAGATGCAGAAGGTCTTAGTTTTTCCTCCATCGCTAATGCTACAGTCCACAATACAAACGGGTTTGCTGCTAAGTTCTTAGAATGTATTGCGGAAAATCGCGCATTCGTTCGTACTGTTCGTAATTTCTTAGGTATTCATATTGTCGGAGCAGATGAAATCGACACCTCAAGAAACAAAGCTCCAATTGTTGTCGCACCTAGCTCTGGAGCGAAGGATATTAGCCCACAAGGCATTTTAAAAGAGAAAGCAGGTACAGACTTCAATTCTTTTTTAACTAAGCTGCGCAAGCTTTACGCTGACGGTAAATATGAGAATGATCCAGAAGTCATCAAGACCTGGAAAGACTACAAAGACATCCCAGCGAAAGAATGTCGGAAACTGCTAAAGTTAATTTAAAAAACGGTCTCTATAAAATAGAGGTAATCGAAGATTTTGTTTCGCTATCAAACGAAATGTACGCTAAAATGCCCAAGTGTACTCATTTTGGATGTGAAATAAACCGAGATTCGGTTACCTCTTATTTTTCTAATCCGCAAAGATTTAAGGAATGTTTTTGTTTTGTATATTTTGCTAACGACGAATTAGTAAGTTATATAATGTGGATAAAAAATTATGACGCTAGAGTTAATAAAAAAATAATACAAGAATATATTTGGCTATCTAATTCTGACGCAAAAGGCTATGGCATTAAATTATTTAAAAAGAGTTTAGAATATATAAAAAATATATACAAATTTGAAATAATTTTAGTAGGTAATAGTGAGAAAAACCCTAAGATAGAAAAATTCTATAAAAAAAACGGCTTCAAATTAGAGGGCGATCTATTTTATAGATCGGATATAATGTAAGCAACTCTTTGCCCACTTGAGTCTAATAAGCTATCAATCGAAAATTCTCCCAATTCATTTCCAATAGGGATTGTAATATCACCACCACCACCCACTGGGAAATCAGCAGAGCTGCTTTGAAGTGTCGCTCCTGAAGTTGCTGAAATAACAATCTGCTGTGTGTTTGTCCTAACTCTGAACTGAGCCGAGAAATCTAAAGGTACATTTTCTGTTAAAACAATATTAGTGCCTGAGAAAATATCAGTAATACCCGCATTAGCGAAAAATCTCAAATCATTTCCATTAGATCTATCAATAATAACCTCGGGTTCTGTTATCGAAGTAAAGGATTCGAAACCAGTGAATAGTATTCCACTTACTGCATCTGAAGCTTCGCCAAAAGTCAAATAATCTAATGGTATAACTTTATAGAATATATTCTGTACGCCAGTTTGTATATCTGAATCTAAAACATTAAATGTTATAAATTCATCATCTTTATCCACATTAACTATACCACCTTTAACATAATTTGTAAAATTAATTGTGTCTGGTGTGAATCCAGCGTAATCTCCAGTAAAAACATCTAATAGTTTAATGTTTTCTTTGGCAAGGCCAGTAACACCATTTAAATCTCCAGAAAAGAAACATCTTAATTCAATAAGGTCTTCAATTACATCTATATCAGACATTAACTGTAAACCCGAACCAGTTGGCTCAAAAACTATATTTTGTCCCCTAAATTCTAGCCCAGTAATAGCAAACTTAGGGAATTCCACAAAAAACGAGCCAGATCCACTTAAAAACTCTGATTCTTGATTGTTTTGTACAAAGCATTCAAGCTCATATCCAGACGATGCTGGGTGCAAACCTATGACTTCTTGATTAAACCTCATAATATTCCAGTTACTCCTATTTGTATAAAATTAAAATTTGGGTTTGTTAAACCTTCGTTTGATCGGTACAGTGCGTTTCTTCTAATCTTCTCTCTTGAATTTGGCTGAACGTTTTTATAAATCAAGACTTCTTGAAATTTACCATCAAAACTATTGTCAAAAGTCTGGTCAGACCCTATAGTGCCAATGATGTTATTTTTTTGTCCTGTCACTGTATAACCAGATATATAAGAACCATCAAAAGTCATGCCCCTAAACCCAGAAGTGACCGAATCATCAAAACCTACAAAACCATTAACTACATATTTTGTATCATAAGCTATTTCATTACCAGTAATACCCCAGCCATCTTTAGTTATATCCCCAGGAAAGTCGAAACCGCTAAATGTATTAGCCGACCCATGTTCTTCGTATAGATATTGATAAGGTGTTCCTGCTATTTTGCCAGCTCCAAAGCCTATGTCGCTTACTGCGCCGTTTTGGTTTTCTGCTACAATATAATCGGCTCTATATGAAGTTGCAGCATTTAAATTTGCATTCACTATATCAAAAGAAACAGTAGCGAAAATTTCAAGACCATTTACTCCAGTAATATAACCATTAGTGCTTACTTTATAATAAACAGCGTCATCTTGTGTCGCACTATTACTGACGAAATCTAAAGCTGGCTTGCCGTCCAAGGTGACCATAGATCCACCAGTTACTATTTTACCTTGAATACCCGTGATATCTTGAATAGCGTCTTTAGTTCCAAACTGGTCATATATTTTACTAACGCGGATGTCGCCTCCAGCAGCGTAGGATAACAATGTGCCATCGGTAATCTGTTTTGAAGTGAAAGATCCAGTTACGTTTGCATCGTTAACTCCATCTATTACTAATTGATTTACATCCCCATTAACGTTAAACAAACTGTAAGCGTGGTCAGGTAATTCAATAGATCCTGTTTCTAGTAAATGTTGAGAAAGTTTATTTTTACCATCTCCAGTTGATTGGACTGCAAAAAAACTATTCTGAAATAATTCGTCTTCCCCGTATCGCTGGTAAAGAACAGCGTATTGATTGTTGTTATATCTATATCCAGGATTGTTTGTGCCATTTACTGGCTCTAAAATGCTGTCTGTATTCAAATCAAAATCAAATTCTCCAGTGCAAGAATAGTTTAATGCCCGTACAGGTAAATCACTAGAATCAGCTACATTAAAAAATTCTTTATTTGTAGCTAAATATGCGAATATGCCATTGCCACTAGCAGGAGATAAATCAGCTTCAAAAGAATTAAAGTAAAACCCGCTAACAGATACACCAGTTACAGAGGTTTCAGAAAAATAGTTTTCTTTGCTAATTTCAGGCTGTTGAGACTGTACGAAAACCTCTGGAATAGAATCAAAATTTTCTGAGAACTCCACAAAACGATAGCCAGATTCATTATTTTTTGTTGTTACGCTTACTTCAATTCTATCTTTTTTATTATCAAATATAAAATTACCAGTTTGGGTAGCTATATATATATGATTACTGGTCGAACTAGAAGTCCCAGTAACATAAAAACCATCAGTAGTAGAATTAACTCTGCCTATTTTGTTGTATGTATTTCCAAATGCACCAGTTATTAACTGAGAAGTGAAAACAACTGGAGTTCCAGAAAATGGCTGATCAAAAGAAATGAATTGATTGGTTGTCAAATCACCACTTCCGCTAAGTAAAAAACTACCAACTTCAAAATCTAAATTAGGAGGCATTCTATACTTATCCTGCCCAGTATAACCAAACGCAATATTTAATTCTTCGTTTGTTACAGAGAAAAATTCATCCGCTTCTAAAATTTTAAATCCCGTTTGAATTAAATCGCCCTCATAGTTCTTCAAATTAATAACTTGTCCAGATACGCTTTGTATAACTCCTGCACCTTCACCACCAAAAATATCTTCAAAAGACAGATTAAAAGTCGCATTTATTAGACTATCGTTCTCTATAAAGGAAACTTGTCCAGTACCTTCGTTTTCTAAATTATTAAAAGAGGTTAGATATGAAGTGTTAATAGAAATATCACTGTACTCTAAAAAAGAATTAGTGGATGAATTAAAATTGAAATCAGAAGCTTCAGTAACAAAAGATATTGTTGTGGCTAAATCGCTTCTTATTTTTGTGGTGGCTGAAGATAGCTCTGAAAATACATTAATTTGATAAGAACCTATTTGATCTATTCTAGCAGATCCAGACAAAACAACATTCGTAATTGAAGTGGGGCTTTTGTTAAATTCGGCAACTACTATATTTGTATTTGGCTCTTCAATAAATACAAGATATTTGTCTCCAACCTTAGTGGCTGGATCGGTGATAATTAACGGCAAATTTAAAGATGCGTCTAAATTTTGAGAAAAAGCTCCAGTAGTTACGCTGCTTGGTGCATTTGGTTTGATTAACTGGGTAGTGATTAAATCTGGCTGGAAAGAGTCTGGATTTATATCGAAAGCAATATTTTCTTCTACATATTTAAATTTACCAGTATGATGGATAGTAGCGGTTATACTATAACCCATTTCAGGATCTTCTTTAATACCAATAACCCTATAATATTTAGGCTCTCTGCCACTAATATCTACGCTATAAGAAGAACCAAAAACAGTGTTCGCATCTTGATTTGAGAACCACTGGCTAGAAGCGTTACCTGGGCCGCCAACCGCTGTACCCGTTACATGATCGTCTATAAAAATGCAAACACCGCTATCGGTATGTTGATAACTAAACCCAGATCCTCCAGAGTTTATTTTTAAACTTATTACTTGTGGGTTATTTAATTCTCTATAAAAATCTTGCGGTAATTTTCCACTAAATTTATCAAACTGATCTGTTCCGCTTGTACCTACTGGATTAAATATATTTAAAACTCCCCCAGTTAGATTTTCAAATTGATCGCTTTTGAATGCTGGCTCTACTAAAATAGCTGCTGGCCCTTCTTCATAATCGCTCGATCCATTTGGATTATAATACGCAACAGTTCCGCTAGTACCCACTACTGTGCCGAAGTTCTTGCTGAAATTTCTCATTTCATCATCAACTCTTATAATATCCCCAGGCTCTATCAATAAAGCGTCTAATCCAGCACCAAAAGACACGGTCTCTGTAGTGTACAAGGATTCAAAAAGTATATATTTAGCTAAACGATAAGCTTGAGATCTAGAAGTGACACCAATACCATCTAATTGTTTAAAATTTAATCCAACTTGTTTAATAGCTTCAGTATCTTCGACGTATTCTGTTGCTGATTTGAAATTTTTAGTCTTATCTAAGAACGAAACCTCTACTGCAGAAAGTTTTGTATTTCTATCCACATCAGCATAAGCAAAAGTTCCTTCTTTTACATTTAAATTATTAAAAATTAAATGGGGAGCAAACTCCAACTCTGATGGCGCTCCTTGTGGGCTAGACTTTCCTTCTTTAAAGTACGGCTTATCAACTTTTACATTGACAAAAGAGTTACTAAAATAAGCCATAGCTCTAAAAGTTCGTGCTATATCTTGTATAGCTTCAAACGCACTATTTTGATCTTTGATAATTATGTTGCAGCTGAATCTAGGTTCTAAACCTCCAAACCCATCACTTAAACCCACAAATTCGCCGTCATCATTAACCCCATCACAATATCTGCCTATTTGATATAACGACCATTTATCTACGATACCAACATCTCTCAAATAAGATCCTATTCCATATCTGGTGTTTATTAATAGATCATAATAAATCCAAGCGGGGTTATCTGTCCAACCCAGTTTAAACGTACCATCCCAATTTCTATTAGGAGATAGCTGTATTCCACCAAGATCTACTATAGTTAATGATAAAATATTTGCTATAAGATCATCTTCGGGTTCCCCAGCTACCCAGTAAGTAGATCCTGGAGTAGCAACTTCGGCTAAGTTTTGCCCTTCAGTACTTTCTTCTGTTATATCTAAACCTAGAGTAGTTATAACCACACCAGCATTTTTTAAAGGCTGGGCATCATCCGCAGCATCACCAACGTCCCCATCGGATAGCGCAAAAATGTTTTTTGTTAATTGTGTGTTTAATATAAGATCGTTTTGTATTAATATTAAACCCGCACTCATGTTTGTTACCCCACCAGCTGTAAGATTATTTACCGCTGCTATCATGTCAGGTAAACTAGTTCCATAATTAACAACTATAGAAGCAGAATCATTGTATTCTACAACAGCTATAGAATCTATTCCACTTGATACCAAAGAATTTATCGCATCAATAGTTGATTTTTTTGCCCAATTTAATCTATCTCCAAACATTGAGCCAGAAGTATCTATTAAAAATATAACTTCAGTTTCGGTTTCTTTGCCCTGGTTATTAAAAAACAAATCTCCATAAATAATACGCCCAGCGGAAGTTCCGTCTTTAGAAAACCTCCTATCTACCAAACGATCATCTACTGGGAAATAATTACTTGGGATTAAAACTTGTTTACCTTTTAATTTAAATGTTCTACTAGGTACTTGAGGAAAATATTTTGAATCAATAGATGTACCGACATAAGCCGAATTTGGGTAAAGGTATGTTTCTGAATTTATTTCGGAAACAGTACTAATACCTATTTCTCTTTTTACTATACTAGAGGTAGTCTCTGGTTCAAGTTTTCTAATTTTAATAAAAGAATTTATATCTTTATCTAAAAGATCTGGAAGTTTTATATTTTCTAAAGTAAATGTGTACGGCGCTGTTATAATTCCAGTTATAGAGATTCTTCCATTTGCGTCTCCTAGCGTCACCCCTTTACCAGCTCTAGTGGTAAAAGATCCGAAGGATACATCTGTCTCTTTGCCAGATTGGTTAATTTTTCCGACTTGCACTTCAATAGTGACTGTGAGTGGTAAATTTGTTCCAAGCCTGCTTTTCCCTGACGAACTTTCATATTTATTTGCATAACTTTTTGTATCATACAGAGAGTCAATTTGAAGTCCTATAGTAACTAAAGAAATATTCCTGTCATAATTTTCATAATAAAAAGGTTTTTCTAATACTTCTCTAGGTATATAATTTTGCCAACGAACAAAATCTCGGTTGGGTCCTTTTGTTCTAGTGTCATAACTACCTGTACCTTTTCTAGCTCCATTTTTATTTACCCAAGCGCCTCTAATTGGTGAGCCATATTTTTGTAATCTTTGGGGATTTGATAATATTTCTGAACCAGTTTGAAATTCAGAACCGTCTCGAAAAATACAATTATATTTTGCTACAGTTGGTCGATTATTCGCTTCTCTTATGGGTATATCGTCAAAATATATAGCTTTATCTATACCTTCGGTAGAACTTCCAACAAGATTGCTATCGCTACTAAAATCTTTAACAACCTGGCCTGGGTCTAATTTTAAACCTATCTTATCTACCAATCCAGCAATTGGACCTTCGCACAATAAATCCAAAGCTTCATAAATCTGAAAACCAACTTTACCAAACGCGGAAGACGGAGGCATCAAATAAGAAGGCTTCTCTCCTTTTGAGCCAGCGATAGTTATCGCTTTTTTGCGTTGTAGGATTTTCTTATAATAATTCATTATCCAAGATCTTCACTAACAATGTTTGTGGCAATTATATTTGAGCCGATTCTTATTTCTCCATAAACCAAAGGAATAGGAAAACCTTGAACAGCATTGTTTTGTAAATTTGTAAAAATATAACTAGAAGTATCTATCTTTGTCTCTGGTGTCTGAGCCGATGTTTTTGGCAACTCCACAGGAAAAAGAAGAGTCATGATACCTTGTATCAACAAACCGATAGCAAGATTAGCTAAAAACCCCCCAGCTGCTAAAAAACCTCCAACCGCTGTAGCGACAGTGGTTACCACTGTAACTACAGCAGCAACAATACCAGACCCAGCTATTTCTGGGACTAAATGAAGTTCATCAGGAGCTTCTTCATTTGAATACTCCTCAATAGAGTCCCATTTTTGATTTGGTTTCTTCAAATTAACCATGTTGTAACTCACCCCCTTGTGAAACAAAGAAAGAATATGCTCTCTAAATCCTGGGTTGTTTGCATTTAAAGCGTTCACAACATCAATTAGTCTTTCTAATTTGAATGTATGATTTGCCCCAAATATTTTTCCTAGTTCTCCGTGAATAATTACGTTAGTCATTTATTGCTTCCCTCAGCATATTTACACCATTTTCTGGTCCTTTAAATTCAGGCATATGGAATAAATTAAACTTTCTAGTTTCCAAAGAATAAATCAAAAAAGGATAAAGGCAGTTTTTTGAATTTTGTATATCGTATTCCGAAGGGTATTCTTCTGAATCTACGTGGGTATGAAATATAGCTACAAGCTCGTTGTTCATCGATCTGTGTAAAAAAGATATAGGATCAATTTTAAAATAATCATCCTTATGAGAATCATTGATCATTTTGTCAAAAGACAGCTCACCATCTTTATAAATAACAAAGCCGCAAACCTCTCTCATGGGAGAACTTTCCGAAAACTCTATTATTTCTTTTATTAAATTATGATCTTGGCGGGTATTCATGTGTTCCTGGAAATCCTCCAAATCTTAAATTATTAGTGTATCTAAATTTACAGTCAGATATCTTTTTTGAACATTCATCTTGCTGCCAATTTGCAGAAATTGATGGATTGTTCTCGTTTCCATCTACGCCATCAGCTACACAAACGTAAAAAGTCTTTAATCTTTCTGCTGGCGCGGTTAAATCCGTCTCTGTATCACTTCTGAGTATAAAATTTTCTATCTCTAAAAAAACGAAGTCTCCTTTATTATATGTGGTTGAGCTTAACCATAAACCTTTATTAGTTGTCGGGGTTACAATATTTCCGTTGGTATCAGTAAAGTCTTTTGAATTTGCTGTCTTCTTCGGTTTTCCAGAATATCTACAACCATGACCTCTATATATCCATGTGCAGTACCTAGAATAAACATTTCTATTCGGTATATAAACATTATCTAATTCAAAAACAGAAGAAAGCTCTAACTCTACCAACTCTCTTGTCTCAGTTACTCTCCTATTTACATAAAAAGTTTGATCTGGCAAAAAAGAAGTTTCTGAAGCCGATGTCGTTTGATTAACAACATCAAAAAACGGATTTTCCCCACCTTCAAAATTCACATCATCTAAAAATTTTGCAAATGTTCTTTTCCTAACTATTTTAGCTCCTATTAGATTGTTATGAACTTTTAAATATTTTGAAATAGCGAAGTCTTTATTTGAAAGCATTATTTTCGGTCTAGGAAGAGTATTATCCCCAGATGATTCAAATCCAGTAACTTCCAAAGGGTAAGAAAGGTAAGGCTGCCCCTGCCAAATGACTTGAATATTTACGCCTTTCTGTATTGGTGTTAATGCAAGGACACTATTCTGGTCTTGTGGGTAATTATAATAGATTAGATAAAACTCTATTAGCTGACTAGGCTCTAGAGATGTAGCCTCTCTTGCTGTATTTTTATCTATGCCTTGACCCATAATTTACTTTACACTTTTAAATATAATGTTATTATAAAGAATGTTGGACGAAATTAAAAATAAATTTTATAATTATCAAAAAAATATTTTTTCAATCATATCCTCGGTAAGCGACCAAGAATATGAATTTATCTTTAATACGCTTTCATTGATTACAGAAAAAGATTTAGAAGAAAAAGCTCATATTTCAGCATACTCTTTTCCAATAATTATTCATAAAAATTCAAATAAAATCAACCTTTCTAGAATCACGGTGGGAACCAAAACGAATTTTGGGATTTTTGGTAGAAATGCGTCACTGATGCTTAATTCTTTAAATATATCAGAAACAGCGCCAAAAGGATTTGAGTGGTATGGTGTTGGATGGGATATAGAAAACGATGAAATTAAAATATATTTTCTCAAAAAAGATTTTTCGGAAATAAAATGTAAAGAATACCAAAGAAGCTCCGCATTAAAGATAAGAGAAAAAGAATACAAAACAGGAGTCGAAACAACAAAAATGAAAAAAGACGGGGAGACAGTAAAACAAATAAACGCAAATAAAGAATCTTTTGATTACGAAATTGTGCATAAGATGACTAGATTGGGCTTTGCTATAGACACATACAGTGAATACAGTAACAAACTAACGATTTACTTTGATTAAACTAAAACAGTTCACCTTTGGAGCTAATAAGAAAGTTAATTTTGTCCGCATTCCCAAAAATGCGAGTACATCTCTCTATAATTACTTCGGCGCAACAAATACAATTAGAGATGACTACCTTAATGCAAATAACGAAGTTTATAAAAATATATTTGCTCCATCCCACTGCCGCTTAAATTTTGCAATTAAAGAATTTAATGAAAGAATTTTAGATTTACCCACGTTAGCCGTAATAAGAAATCCATACGACAGAATGGTTTCAATGTATTTCTTTGCTCAAAAATTCAAATTAAATAAAATATACAATATTAATGCAGAAAATTTTTTACAATTCTGTGGTATTTTTGAATCCCTAAGCTCGGATGAAGATTTTTTTCATGGGTGGACTCAAAAATCTTTTATAGAGGTTGAAGGGGAGATTTTGGTAGACAATTTAATTAGTTTCGAAAATTTACAAGTAGAATTTGATCAATTCTTGTGCAAATACAATTTAAAAAATTTTTATAAAAAAGCAGGAATTCAATTAAAAAAAGAGAACCAAACAAAACGCAAAGCTTATCAAGAATATTTTTGCCGAGAATCTAAAGAGATTGTAGAGAAGGTATGGGGAGAAGATATAGATTATTTTAGATACCTGTTCTGATATTTGTGTAAATATATCATATGCCTACTGAAAATATACATCTTTTGCGCCATGATATACACTCAAGTTTTAATACAGGTGATTTCGATTCTGATATCTTTGTAGAAAGGCTGGCTAGTTTATTCCCCGATTATCCAACTGGTACTTCTCAAAATTACCATATGTATATCTATGCGATGCAAGAATACAATAGAAAATTAGATAGCTTCGGTTTAACAGCTAAAATAGTAGAACCTGTTGGTGCTGGGTTTAGGCCGCTAGATTTTGCAGCATTCTTTTCTAATGTTCCAACCCCTGGAGCGTTAGATTTTGTTTTATTAGAAAATGGTTCGTCTTTATTACAGCAAAATTCTTCTAAATTAGCCCTAGAACAAGACGTTTAGTGTAATAATTACTATGGCAGATCAAAAAATATCACAACTCACGGAATTAACTTCGGCAGATGCAACAACTGACGTGTTGCCAGTCGTAGATTTTAGCACAAACGAAACCAAAAAGATTAAATTATCTAACTTACCGTTAAGCGATAGTGCAAAGGGTGTAATTTACCCATATACTACTGACGTTCAGTCTGGAGTAAGTCAGACTAGAAATCTTACAACTATTACTTCTTCAGATGGGTTCTACAATACAAATCAACCAGATAGTATTTATATTGGGACTAATGTAACCAGCATTGGGTCTGCCGCGTTTAGCAATAGTAATTTTGCAGGAGTTAATTTAGCAAATCAGAGCGTCACGATTCCCGACAGCGTCACCACCATCGGAAGTTTCGCATTCTATTACTCTGCGCTAACGAGTGTCAAGCTTCCAAATAATCCTGCGTTTACCTCGATTGAGAGAGATACATTTGGTGGCTGCACTAGCCTGACGAGCATCACCATTCCCGATAGCGTCACCAGTATCGGGTCTAGCGCATTCCGTTACTGCACTGGCCTGACTAGTGCAACCATTGGCAACAGCGTCACTAGCATCGGGTCTAGCGCATTCTATAGCTGCAGCAGCCTGACCAGCATCACCATCCCCGACAGTGTTTCCACCATCGGACAAAGAGCATTTCAAGGCTGCGACAGTGCAGAAAGTCTCACCCTCCCAAATAACGCT